CGAATTGATGTTGGTGGTGGTGGTTTCAATCTTGGTCGTTCATCTGAAATTTTAAGAGATGAACTTAAATTTACTAGATTTGTAGGAAGACTTAGAAAAAGATTTTCAGAAGTTTTTAATGATATGTTAAAGACACAATTGATTTTAAAAAATATAGTTACACCACAAGATTGGGAAGTTTTAAGAGAACATATTCAGTATGATTATGTTTATGATAATCATTTTTCGGATCTAAAAGATAATGAACTTCGTAATGATCAACTTGGTGTTGTTGCTGCAATGGAACCTTATATTGGTAAGTATTTTTCAGCACAATACATCAGATCAAAAGTATTAAAGCAATCTGATGGGGAAATGAAAGAAATTGATACTCAAATTCAAAAAGAAATTAAAGAAGGAATTATTCCAGATCCAAATCAACCGATTGACCCAACTACTGGAATGCCGATGCAATCTTCTCCCAATGAAATGAATTTAGGGCAACCAATAATGGAACCAGATTTAGAAAAACAAGGAAAAGCAGCAGAAATTGAAATGCCGAAAGGTGGAGAGATATAAATAGTTCTTAGTTATTATACATTATAACAATATGGAAGATTTAGTAGATATGATTGTTACTGATGATTCTCCTTCACAAATTGCAGACAGAATTAAAGATATTTTGTTTGCAAAAAGTGCTGGAAGAGTAGAGGATGCAAAACCTTATGTTGCTTCTAGTCTTTTTGGTGAAGAGGATTCAGAAACATATGAAGAAGGTGATGACGAATACGAAGATGATGAGGAAAACTAATGGCCTTAAAAATTGTACAAAATATTACTGCAGTAGCAATTCCAAATAGTGGAATTGCTACAAGTGGAGTAATCAATTTACAATCTGGTTATTTGAGGATGACTTCATCTGGGGGAAATGCTCACGTTCACGTAATTGAAGGTTCTGTTACTGGAATCGCAAATACTGAATCTAGTTTTTTAATACCACAAAATACAAGTGAAATTTTAAAATTTAGAGTTGCTAGACAACAAATAGCAGGTATTACAACTGGTACTAGCACTACAATTACTTTTGCTGAAAATGCAGGAGTTCCTTTCATTGTTGGAGATAGAATTAGTATTTTATCTGCACAACCATCTGGATTAAATACTTCATTCGCAATTGTATCTAGTACCAATCCAGGTGCAAATTCGATGATTATAAATGCAAACACTAGTTCAGTTGTTGGCGTAATTACTGTTACGAATGCGACTGTATCTAGATGCGTAAAAGTTGAAGCATACGCAGAAACAAATAACACTCATTTGCATATTGCAGAAGTCCAAATCGCATCACAGGCATAAAAAATGAAACTCATCACAGAAGAAGTACAAAAGGTCAAATTTATTACAGAAGGAAGAGGTGCTTCCAAAAAAATGTTTATTGAAGGAACATTTCTTCAAGGTGGTGTTAAAAATCGTAACAATAGAGAATATCCAGTCCATATTTTAGAACGTGAAGTGAACAGATATAATGAAACATTTGTTCAAAAAGGTCGTGCTCTTGGTGAACTTGGACATCCTGATGGGCCAACTGTGAATTTGGATCGTGTTTCTCATATGATTACTTCACTTGTTCGTGAAGGAAATAATTTTAAAGGAAGAGCACAACTTTTATCTACACCAATGGGTAAAATTGCACAATCACTGATTGGTGAAGGTGTAACACTTGGTGTTTCTTCTCGTGGTGTTGGTTCATTGCTTCAAACAAATGAAGGACATAAAGTTGTTGGTGAAGATTTTATGCTTGCAACTGCTGCTGATCTTGTTGCAGACCCATCTGCACCTGATGCATTTGTTCAGGGAATTATGGAAGGTAAAGAATGGTGTTGGGATGGTGGAATTCTAAAAGAACAGGCAGCAAAAAAAACATACAAGAGAATTAATACTCTTGTAGATCAAAAAATTCTTGATGAACACAAAGTGAATTTATTTCAAGAATTTCTATCAAATCTTTAAATTATAAATAAATATAGATTTAACATAGGTAAATCGGAGAGTTCAAATGTCCCGTGGTAAAAACTTACAAGAAATGGAAACAGGCACCGCTCAATCTCGTACTGCTGTAAATGCAAATGCGAAAGCAGCAGAACCAATGCAAAAGTTGACTACGGGCATTGCTCCTGGTCAAACTGGTAGTTGGGAAGATCTTGGAGGACCTACTCCAGAAAACTATCGTCCAGATGACGATTCTTCTAAACTCAATATTCCTGGTTCTTCACTTAAACCAGTGAAGAATGTTGTGAATAAGGGTGCTAGATCTGCAGAAGCAATGCAGAAAATGAAAGAAGCAATTGAAGCACTTGAAGATGACGAAGAACTCGTAGAATCATCTAAAAAAGATGAGGATTATGAAGAATCTGAAGATGAAGAGTCTGAGGAAGAAGAATCCGAAGATGAAGGCACTGATGATGATGATGACGAAGAAGATAAAAAGAAAAAGAAAAAGAAAGTAGAAGAATCTATTAACATTGAAGAAGATGTTGATGCTCTTCTTGCTGGTGAAGATCTCTCCGAAGAATTCAGAGAGAAAGCAAAACTTATTTTTGAAACAGCAATCAATGCTAAGATTTCAGAAATTTATGAATCATTAGAAGAGCATTACGAAACCAAACTTCTTGAAGAAGTTGATTCGATGAAAGGTCAACTTGTAGAAAGAGTTGATGCTTATCTTGAGTATGTTGCCGATGAATGGCTGCAAGAAAATGCTCTTGTTGTAGAGCAAGGTCTCAAGACCGAGATGACCGAATCATTCCTACAAGGAATGAAAGGTCTTTTTGAAGATCATTATGTAACAATCCCTGACGATAAATATGATGTTCTTGAGAGTATGGTAGACAAACTTGATGAAATGGAGACAAAACTCAACGAGCAAATTGAAAGAAATGTTGCTCTAAATCAAAGATTAGCAGAGTCGGTTGCCGATGTTATTTTTTCTGATATCACTGAGGGTTTAGCGACTTCTCAGAAAGATAAACTCGCTTCTCTTGCTGAAAATGTTGAGTTTGATAGTGAAGCAAACTATCGTGAGAAACTAGTAACTTTAAAGGAATCTTATTTCCCAAGAAACACTAGTGCTCAAAGAGATTATTCAGAGACATTATCTGAAGAAACAAATTACAATGAACCAGTTTCTGGTGTAATGGGATCGTATCTTCAGACTCTGAGCCGAGTTTCTAAAAAGTGATTTTTAAATCATAAATCAAACTAACAATTTCCAAAAGAGGTAAAACAAATGCAAATGTTCGATGGAGAACGTCTGCAGGAGAAGTGGGCACCACTACTTAACTATGAGGGTCTTGATTCAATCAAGGACTCACATCGCAGAATGGTAACCGCAGTCCTGTTAGAAAATCAAGAAAAGTTTTTAAGAGAGGAAAATCAATTCCTTTATGAAGCACCAACAATGGCCACAGGTGCTTCTGGTTTCAGTGGTTCTTCCACTGCAACCGGTCCCGTAGCAGGTTTCGACCCAGTTCTAATTAGCCTAATTCGTCGTTCTATGCCTAACTTGGTCGCTTATGACCTTGCTGGTGTACAACCAATGAACGGTCCTACTGGACTTATCTTTGCAATGCGTTCACGTTACACTAATCAGTCTGGATCTGAAGCACTATTCGATGAAGTAAATACTTCATTCTCCGGTCAAGATTCCGGATTTGATGTTACTTCTGGATTTACAAGTACTGCTGCTGGTTTCGGTACTACAGCAAACCCTGCAGGAACCAATCCTGGTCTCTTGAACCCAGTATCAGGTCAAACCCAAACCACCTATCAAGTTGGTCAAGCAATGGGTACTGGTGATGCTGAAGCACTTGGAGATGGAGCTGGTAATCATTTCAACGAAATGGCTTTCTCAATCGAGAAAGTAACTGTGACTGCAAAATCTAGAGCACTCAAAGCTGAGTATTCACTAGAACTTGCACAGGACCTTAAAGCAATTCACGGACTAAATGCTGAAGCGGAATTAGCAAACATTCTCTCCACTGAGATTCTTGCTGAAATTAACCGTGAAGTTATTCGTACCGTTTATAAAATTGCTGAGCAAGGTGCTGCTGTTAATACCGCTACTGCAGGTATTTTCGATCTAGACATCGACTCCAATGGTCGTTGGTCAGTTGAGAAGTTCAAAGGACTTCTATTCCAAATCGAGCGTGATGCTAACGCAATCGCACAAAGAACTCGTAGAGGAAAGGGTAATATGATTCTCTGCTCTGCTGACGTTGCCTCGGCACTCACAATGGCAGGTGTTCTTGATTATACCCCAGCACTCAATGCAAACTTGAATGTTGATGATACCGGCAACACTTTTGCTGGTGTTCTTCAGGGCAAGTATCGTGTATATATTGATCCATATGCTGCTAACGTATCTGCTAATCAGTACTACGTTGTAGGATATAAAGGTTCTTCACCTTATGATGCAGGACTCTTCTATTGTCCTTATGTGCCCCTTCAAATGGTTCGTGCCGTTGGCGAGAACACCTTCCAGCCAAAAATCGGGTTCAAGACTCGTTATGGTATGGTTGCTAATCCATTCGCTGAGGGTACTACTCAGGGTTCTGGTCGTCTTCTTGCTAATGCAAACCGTTACTACCGTCGTGTGCGTGTAGACAACTTAATGTAAAAATTAATTTTACATACATCAACCTCCCAGAAATGGGAGGTTTTTTTATAAATATTAATGTAGATAACCTATTAAAAATGTCTTTTATTTATCTTGCAACTAATATAAAAAATAATAAAAAATATGTAGGAAAGACTTCTTATGATAAGTTGCATAAAAGAATAAGTCAACATATTTGGTATTCAAAAAATAAAAATTCAAATATTCCATTTTCAAATGCTTTAAGAAAATATGGAAAAAATGGATTTAACTGGGAAATAATAGAAGAATGCAATAATGAAGAATCTGGATTGCGAGAAATATATTGGATAAAAGAATTAAAACCAGAATATAATGCTACTTTGGGCGGAGATGGAGGAACATACGGAATCCCTTGCCCAGAACACGTAAAAAATGCAATAAGAATAGCAAATTCAAAAAAAGTTAAAGATAAAATTACTGGAAAAATATACAACTCGGCTACTGAAGCATCAAAAGATGTGGGGCAAAATTTAAAATCAATATCCAGATCTTGTTTAAATTCTTCAGTTAAGACGAGATGGGATTTTATCTAAATACAAATAAAAATGTCGCAATCACCTTGGGCAAAGCAAATATCAAATCGTAATTATCTATCTCCTGCTGGATTTAAATTTTCAATTACAAAAATACCAAAGGTTGATTTTTTTTCTAATTCTGCTCAAGTGCCTGGAATTAATCTTGGCGTTGCAATGCAACCAACGTATCTTAAAGATATTCCTGTTCCCGGTGATAAATTAACTTATGATGATTTTTCTTTAGAATTTTTTGTAGATGAAAATTTAGAAAATTATCTTCAAGTACATAATTGGTTAAGGGGTCTTGGATATCCAAATAGTATTCAAGAATTTATAGATTTAAAAGCAAAAGATGAGTATTTTCCAAATACATCTGTAAAAAACTCATTTAATGAGTATTCAGATGCAACATTAAAAATTTATAATAGCAACTTTAATCCAATTGTTGATATTCATTTTAAAGATATGTTTCCTGTAAGTTTATCTACGATTAAATTTGATTCAAAAACCACAGATATTAATTATGTCGTAGCAGAGGTCAGTTTTAAGTATTCTATATATGATATAGTTGTTTTATAGTTATGAATCTTGATGAAATACAATCATTATGGGAAGAAGATGCAAAAATAGATCCAGATAATTTACACACAGAATCAATTAAAATACCTTCACTTCACTCAAAATATTATAAAATATATAATAATTTATTATTATCAAAAAAGATAGAAGAAAATAAATTCAAGATAATTAAAAAAAATAAATGGATGTATTTTTCAGGAAAAGCAGAACCAGAAGTTTATAGAGAACATCCATTTGATTACAAGGTACTAAGACAAGATATAGATAAGTATATGGATGCAGATGAAGAAATTTTAAAATCCATATCTAAAATAGAATATTACCAAACAATGTTAAATTATTTGGATAGTATTCTCAAAACAATATTAAATAGAACTTATCAAATTAAAAATAGTATTGAGTTTTTAAAATTTATTTCTGGAACCAATTAGAGGTAGAATAATGGGCAGTAACTTGTGTCTGGGGAGATAAAAGTTGCGTAAGTCCCATTTTTTTATTATAAATATTAATAAGTCAACCCCAGACACAAATGAAAAAATATTACACATACGCTTACTTGCGTGAGGATAAAACTCCATATTACGTAGGGAAAGGTAGTGGAAATAGGGCATACAAGAGAACTAAAAAATGCACAAAACCACCAAAAGATAAAAGTAGAATAATATTTCTTAAACAAAACTTAACCGAAGAAGAAGCATTTAGACACGAGGTCTATATGATTTATGTCTTTGGCAGAAAAGATTTAGGAACTGGTATTCTTCATAATAGAACTAATGGTGGTGATAATCCTCCATCTTGGTTAGACAAAACTCATAGCATAGAAACAAAGGAAAAATTGAGCAAAATTAACAAAGGAAAACAATACAGATTGGGCCACAGATTATCACCAGAAAAATTAAAACCAAAGAAAGAAAAAGAACTAAAAGGTGAAAATTCACAGACATTTTTGAAAGGTGTTGATAGAACCGAGAAACAAAAAGTAGCATCCGAAAAACACAAAGAAAAAATGAAAGGCAGAATACCTCCCAATGTAAAATTGGTAAAAATTTTTAACAAAGAATATTATTCAATACGTTCTGCTTGTAATGATAATAACATTTCATACTCCCAATACATATTTTTAATAAATTCAAATATTAAATTTAAAACTCCTGATGAATTAAAAGAACATATTTGGTCTCAAAGAAATAAAAAAATAGCAGAAAAAAGTATTGGAAATAAAAAAACTCTGGGGAAAAAAAGAAGCGAAGAGGCAAAAAGAAAGATGAGTGCCTCTATAAAAATTGCTTTACAAAACAGAAATAAATACTTATAACTTATATCATATTATGGTTGATTTAATTATACAAAAAAAAATGATATATAATGGAAAATACAAAGCGTCAAAATACCTATAACGGAACCATTATCGTCCAAAAGAAAAATGAAGTATATTTAGAACTTTTGTGTAGTG